GGTGTTTCGGGTCATCCTGAAGCTTAATACTTCCTTACGAACCAAATCGTCGAGAGACTGCACGGCTCCTAATCTGCTGTGATGTACAGTCCGCCTGGGAAGGCGGATCCCATACATCCACAGAAAATTCCTTGAATTTTCACAAACTAGTCGGAACCTCTTCCCACTTTTTATCACACTCTCACTTCTACAATATGCCCGTTCGGTCTAACAATCGTCGTCGTCCTGCACGTCGACAGCAAAGACTTCCCCAACTTCAGACTGTCTCTGGCTCTGGTGACTTCAAAGTCCCTAAGTCAATCCGCAACGCGATCCGGACTGCCGCCACGTCCGCCGTTGCTCGTCAACTTGTCTCTGGTGCGGGGACTGCTGTCGGTGCACGTTTTGGTCAACCTGACCTAGGACGTACACTTGCCAACAGGGCCTTTAGCCGTATCGTCGGTTCCGGCGACTACGAGATGCGCGCAAATTCTCTCATCACCTCTGCCGCTTCCGGCGCTGTTATGCCCACTTTCACTCCAGATGGAAGACGGGGCATTCGCGTCCGCGAGCGAGAATACATTGGTGATATCACTTCCGGCTCAACGCTGGTTAGCGGTTCGACTCTTTTCAGTAACAATTCTTATACTGTTAATCCGTCGGATTCTGTCACATTTCCTTGGCTTTCAAAGTTCGCCGCTAACTTTGACCAGTGGGAACCCCATGGAATAGTCTTTGAGTACGTCTCGACGTCCTCGACTTTCAATGGATCCTCACAAGCCCTTGGTGTTATAATCACAGCTGCTGATTATGACTTTGCTGACCCGCTCTACGCGTCTAAAACCGAAATGGAGAATTCTGGCTACGCCATCTCCACCGCTGCTAGTACCTCTCTCCTTCATGGTATTGAATGCGCCGCTTCCGAAAGACCCTCTCGTGTTCTGTATACGGGCACAGGTGCTGGTAGTTCAACCTCTTCGAACCTCCACAACCTTGCTCGTTTCCAGCTCGCCACTCAGGGTATGTCTGTCGCCGGAGTCACCCTTGGTGAACTTTGGGTGACTTACGACATCACTTTCTTCAAGAAGCAACTCCCGGTTCCTGGAATCAGTATCAACTATTCCGAACTAACAAGCTCTACTCCTTCGACCGCCGGCAGCTCCATTGCCATGGGGATGGAACTCTCAGAAACTGAGAATTTCCTCCGCCTGACTATGGACAACACCGTCCTGACCAGTCCTGTTCTCCGTTTTCCGAGCAATCTCGGATCTGGGAGCTATCTACTGACCTGGTACTACGAGACCCCGGCAGCCTTTGACCACAACGTCACAATGGTCGCTTCCTCGTCTCGTATTTCGTTTGATGCGTCTGAGAATTTCACCCTTCAGAAGGGAGATTCTACTCACGCTCTCTCTAGAGCTTTTAAGTTCAAACTAACCGGGACTTCGGCCTCAATTACCTTTGGTACAGCGCCTCCCGCTCTCGATGGGCCCCGTCGGATCACAATTTCCGAGTGTAACCCGTCGATGAACCCTACGTTCACTACGTAAGAGTCCTTTTATTGTTCTGGTTAAACAATTCTCTTGGCACGATCTGCCTGGTCCTCTCGACCTTCCTGAGGGATTTTTATTGTCTTGGGTTCCCTGCTTAACCGCAGGAGCTTAGATGTGAAGCGGCGGAGTTAGAAGTTACCTCCTAACCACGCCTCAACGCACCTAGTCCCCCGATGATAGCATATTGGCTACTATTCACCGACTGGATAGGCAGCAGCTTGCGTCCCATCGTTCTCGATCTACCATAATCGAGTGGCTACAGGTTCCATTGTCGAAAACTTTTCTCAACAACTAGTTTTAGGTCCTTACGACCGTGCAGGTGTAGCTCCCCTCCACACGCTTTAATTTTCGATGTGTCGACAACGTTCGATCCTACACATCGGGTGTCTGGACGGACTTTTGGATCCAGTTATCTGAATCTTTAGGTTCTCCGCCCTAAATCACGCGTAATCTCAACCTCTTCTTCTTCGGCTTTTTGCTGACGGGGAATGTCACTTTCTCTTTAACCCCGGCGGTCGCTCCGCAAGTGG